AAGGAATATGCAAGATAATATTGGTGTGGTTGCACAATCAAATCTTTGTATCGAAATTATGCAAGCTTCTAAACCAGGTTATACACCACAATGTACATTAGCTTCAGTTAATTTAGCTGAACATGATGATATTAAGAGTATTTCAAAATCTGTTAAGGTTTTAGTTAGAGCATTAAATCAAGTAATAACTAGGAATAAATGGTCTGATGAATGGAGTGCTAATGCTGGTATGGACCAAAGAGCTATTGCTATTGGTGTTGCTGGTATGGCTGACTTTTTTGCTAAGAAAAAAATATCTTTTGAATCTGAAGAGGCTAAGGAATGGACTGAAAAGATTTTTGAAGCAATGTATAAATCTGCTGTTGAAGAATCAATGGCTTTAGCTATAGAAACTGGTGAAAATTATCCAGCATATGAAGGTTCAATGTATTCAAGAGGTGAAACTTATATTGAAGGATGGTCCCCATTAAAAGAGGGTGAACCAATCCCTATGATGAATTCACTTTTATTAGGTCTTATGCCTACCGCATCATCTGCAATTCTTTTAGGTGCGTTTGAATGTTTTGAACCAATCACATCTAATATTTTTACAAGAATGGTTGGTGATGGTGAGTTTATTGTTGTAAACAAGTACTTAGTTGAAGAATTAGATGAATTAGGGTTATGGACTGAAGAGGTTAGGAATCAATTAATCGCCAATGAAGGTAGTGTTCAAGATATTTCTGAGATTCCAGAAGATATAAGATTCAGATATAAAACTGTTTGGGAAATCCCTCAAAAGGCTTTATTAGACTTATCTATTATAAGAAATAAGTATGTAGACCAGTCACAATCTCTTAATGTGTACCATTCGGATGCTAAGTACTCAAAAATTTCAAGCGCATTAGTTTATGCTTGGAAGAATGGACTTAAAACTGGTGCTTATTATACTAGAACTAAATCTAAATTAGGTAGCAATAAGAAATTATCTGCTACTGACAATACACAAGTTGTTAAGAAACCAGAAAACTCTATGTTTACCTGTGCTGGTGGTGGATGCGATGCGTGAGGCTGTGAAGCTTAAATTTTTTTAATATTAAAAGGGGATTTCGAAAGATTTCCCCTTTTTTTATTGTTCTATTTATTTTTCAAAAATATTTATTATCATATTTATCTATAAAGTGAATAATATGGCTGGAAACGGAAAATATATAAATATAGCATTCCCATTTCAAGAAAGTAAAAGAGGTTTCTTTGTTGAATTAAATAATAGTGATAAACACGCTATTAAATCAGATTTAATGCATTTAATACTTACTAGGAAGGGTGAAAGGCTTTACATGCCAGAATTTGGTACTGATTTACTTAAATTTATTTTTGAACCAAATGATACGACAACACTTAATGCTATTAAACAAGATATTACTGATACAGTAAAAAAATATTTACCTAATTTACAAATAAACGATGTTATTGTTGAGCAATCAGAAGAAAATGAAGCTTTAACTACTATAAGAATTGATTACACAGTAACAGAAGGTGTTTTTCAAGAAACTGACTTTGTTATTATACAAGTATAAAAAAAACTAATTATGGCTAAAAAAATAAATTATTACGCTAGGAATTTTGCCGATGTAAGAACAGAACTACTTAGTTTTGTTAGACAATATTATCCAGATATTTTTAATGACTATAACGATGCCAGTGTTGGTATGATGCTTTTGGAACTTAACGCTGCTGTTGGGGATATGCTTTCATTCCATACTGACCGAATGTTTCAAGAAACACAAATTGATTTTGCACAAGAAAGAAATTCAATTCTTTCAATGGCTAGAACGTTTGGCCTTAAGGTTCCTGGTAAAAGACCATCAGTGACTATCTGTGACTTTTCAGTTACGGTACCAGTATTAGGGGATACATTTGATGTTAGTTATTGCCCTATTATTGATAGGGGGTGTCAAGTTAGTGGTGCTGGTAAAATATTTGAAACAATGGATGAAATTGATTTTTCTAGTCCATTTACTACTGGTGGTATTCCTAATAGACTTGTTTTACCAAATCTTGATAACAATGGTAATGTCATCAATTATACAATAACAAAGAGAGAAATGGTTGTTAATGGTTTAACTAAGATTTTCAAAAGAACTATTAGTAGTTCAGATGTTAAACCGTTTTTTGAGGTTATATTACCAGATGATAATGTATTATCAATTAACTCAATAATTACACTTGATGGTACAAATTATTCAAATAACCCAACAAATGCTCAATTTTATAGTGAAGACCTTAGATGGTATGAAGTTAACGCCTTAGCTGATGATTTATTATTTATACCAGACAATACAAGGTTAAGTGATAATTCAACTGTTAAGCCAGGTAAATTCAAAAGAATAGACCAAAGATTTATTAGAGAATATACGGATAATGGATTTACTAAGATTATATTTGGAGGTGGTACTGAAGACATTTCAGCGCTTTGTGAATTTGACGTAAATAAAAACTTAGTTAATAGGATAGGTGACTTTATTAATAATACATCATTAGGGTTAACAGTAAGTCCTAATAAAACGATGTTTATATCATATAGAGTTGGTGGTGGTGCTAATACAAATATAGGACCTAATGTTATAACAACTGTTACGCAAAAAAACATGGCAGTTAACGGTTCTAACCCTACTAATAACCAAAGAGTTATTAATTCACTTAAGGTTAATAATCCACTACCAGCATTAGGTGGTAAGGATGAACCTTCAATAGAAGAATTAAGGAATCTTGTTAGATATAATTTCTCGTCACAAGAAAGATGTGTTACTATTGAAGATTATAAAACAAGAATTGCTCTTATGCCAGGGGAATTTGGTATTCCATTCAGAAATAATGTAATGGAGATTCAAAACAAAGTTAAGGTTTATACCCTTGTATTAGATGAAGAAAGTAAGTTAAGTACTTCATTAACATCAACACTTAAGGACAATATAGCGACTTATCTTTCTGACTACAGAATGATTAATGACTATATAGAAGTTGATAATGGTAAAGTCTTTAATTTAGGTTTTGAAGCTGATTTATTTGTTGATAAACAGTTCTCTCAATCAGAAGTGATTTCTCAAGTAGTTACCACTATAAGAGATTATTTTGATATTAATAAATGGGGTATGGGTGATAATATTTATTTAGCACAACTTATTGAGCAAATAAATAATGTACCAGGTGTATTGAATGTCATTGATTTAAGAGTTTATAATAAAGTTGGGGGTGGTAAGTATTCAAGTAATGAAGTACCTCAACCATATAGTGATAATGCTACAAGACAAATAGACTTATTGGGTGAATACACACTTTTTGGCGACCCAATTGGTATGTTTGAAATTAAATATCCAGCAACAGATATAAAGGTAAGAGTTAAATAATATTCACTTTATCTTTTTTAATTGTTATATTTAATTATAACAGTTTAAAAAAAAAATAAAAATTATGGGTTGTAATTGTAAAAGTGGTAGAGAAAATGTTTTAGGATTCGATACCAATGAAAATGTTGAAATAAAAAATAGATTCAGTTGGGTTGGTTTATTAATTTTTATAGTTAAAACATTTTTATACCTTATTTCATTAGTGATAATATTACCTATCATATTCCCTTTTACTGCATATATTTTGTTTAAAACGATTTATTTGAACGAAAGTGTTAATGTAACAGGTGCTTTAGTTAGTATAGGTACTACTTTAGGGATTAAAGATAAGGGTGATGATGAAGATTATGATGATGATGATGAGTATGATGAAGAAGACCTTGTTATGATGGATGTTGAAGATATAACAGACGAGGAAAAATAAAATATAAATGTCGGATAATATTAGAATAAGAACCACTCCTGGTGGTGGAGAAAAATCAGTAAATTTAAAAATCGACCAAAAGTTCGATTTTATTGAAATACTTTCGCTTAAGATTTCACAAGATGAAGCTTATAGAAGATTTTGTTCTGACTACGGTGTTGTGGTAGGTAGAGTTATAGTTAATAACGGTCTTGGTGTACCAAACACAAAAGTTTCTATATTTATTCCGATTGATGAAGAAGATAAATTAGACCCAGAAATATTTGGGTTATACCCATATGAAATTGTAACAGATAAAGATAAGGATGGGATACCTTATAATTTATTACAAAGGAACGGTAGAGGTAAGGATGAATGTTTTACACCAGTAGGGACATTCCCAAATAAGAGACAAGTACAAGATAACCCAGAAATGGGTGAAATATTTTGTAAATATTATAAATTTACAACAACAACAAATCAGTCTGGTGACTTTATGATTTTTGGTGTACCAGTAGGTACTCATTACATGCATGTTGAAGCAGATTTATCAGATATTGGTTATTTATCACAAAAACCATATGATTTAATTAAAGAAGGTGTTAGTGAATTTAAATTTGAATCAAATACAAAATTTAAGGGTAGAGATGAAGACCCTAAACCTACGCAAATAAAAACCATATCACCTATTAGTGTTACAGTGTTACCTTTTTGGGGTGATACTGAAGAATGTGAAATAGGTATCACTAGAACTGATGTCGATTTAAACACCAGAATTGTCCCAAATGCATTATTTATAGGTTCTATATTTACTGATAATGATAAAAATTCAGTAAATAAGAAGTGTAGACCTAGAAAAAATTTAGGTAACATGTCAGATGTGGTTACTGGTGAAGGTAGAATCGAAATGCTTAGAAAAACACCTAATGGTAATGTTGAAAGATATGATTTCCAAGGAGGTGAATTAATTGATGAAGATGGTACTTGGGCTTATCAAGTACCTATGAATTTAGAATATAAGGTAACCGCT